AGGGCCTGCTGCTGTCGTGCGAAGTCTGCCGCCTGCAAAGCCGTGGCCTGATTGAAAGCCTGCTGCTGAAGGTTGGCGGCTAGTTCACCGGCAGACCGCGCAGCCTCGCCACGAAGCACGCCTTCCTGAAGGGCCTGACGCGAGCCGCCAAACGCCCGCGCCGCACGCGCCTGCTGCCCGATGTTCTGCAACTGCTGCTGGGTCTGTCGTTGCAACTGTTGCTGGGCTACGTCCATCACGTTCTGCGTGTACGGGTTCATGTAGCCGGAAATATCGCTGCCGAGGAACTGAGGGGCCTGATACCCCGTAGCCTCCGCTGTCGTCTGCTGCGCTTGCGCGTAAGCCGGAAGGGAATACCCAACCGCCTGCGTGCCGTACTGCTGCGCTGCCATCTGGGCGGGGCTGAACCCCGCGACCGTCTGACCCTGATACCCCTCGTATGGGCGGGCAGCAAGTTGACCGGCAAGCTGGATGTTTTCCTGAATCGGCTGCCGAAGCCAACTGGGGATTTCCTGCTTGGTAGTGGTAACTGGGGTTCCGCCGCCGCCGCCCGCCATTTTGTTACTCCTCCACCGGAGCGTCTTCCGCTTCCGGTTTGTCCGGGTCCATATCGAAAAACATAACTACGCCGCGCTTCTCCCACCCCATCGCCATCCACGGTCGAACCAAGCCGCCGCGAACAAAAGCGCGACCCATATCAACCTTGTGTTCCTTGGCGAGCGCCATCAGCTGGGGCTTTAGCGCCTTTACCGCCATCAGGTCGTCACCGACGCACATAAAGACATCGAGAACGCGCTTCTGCGGGAAATCCACAATCTGAGTAATTATACACGCGCTGTCGCTAAATACAGCCTGCATCATTCCATTGGCCAGAAGCCGCTTAACGTCTTCGACGGAATGAGTTTTCTTTGCGAACCGAAGCCCCTTACGGAGCAGTTGTTCGAATTTCTTGTCAGTTAGAGCCAAGGGGGACGCTCGCTGTCTGAAGATTTCCCGAAGTGTCTACCGTTACCTTCCAAACCACGCCGTCAGAGTCCTGCAAAAGGATGGACTCCACAGCCTCGTTCCTCGATACGGTGAAAAGGAAAGCCCGTTTAATCGCATCAAGGGCTTGCGAGATACCGCCAGCCGAATAGGTCTGGGGCGGGGACGGGATAGTTACCCTCATCGTCCGCCCCTAGGAACTAGA